GTACTTTTTTTTGAATTTACATAACCAGACAAACAACAAAACAAGCCGCAAAAATGAAAACAGCACTAACAATCCAGGCGCAGAAAAAAGCGCACAAGTTATCAGTGAGTAAATCACCGATAAAAACAATTATTTTTCTCACCTCGTCAAATTTTTTTACCTTTGTATCTGTAATGGCTAATATTATTTGCTGGTGGGGCAACATCATCGACGACAATGAGATGGTTGTTTGGGGTGGTGTTGTCTTCCTGGCAGGTTTCATCCCTTGGGCATGGAGAGAAACATCCCGAGACATGCGCAACCCTAAACGCGTTCAGTAATACCAAGGAGGACATTACACGAAAAAATATAATATAAATCATGGAATTGATAATTAACACTGAGTCGCCTGCGGCTCGCGCGATAATGGCACTGGCACACGCAGCCGGTACAGCCGAAATATACATCAACACACTGTCGCGCATGTCTAATGCCGTTTTGTTCAACCAGGACGACATGGGCATGGACGACACAGAAACGCTTGACACAATCCGCGTCTTGTCGCTCCTGCGCTCCGACATCAAGGACATCGCAACCGACAAGACCATCGCCCGAAGTTTAGAACGAGCAGTCAACCAGTACGACGACATCCAAATCATACCTGCCGGCCCCTTCTCGGTTAAGGTACTAAGCCACAACACAACGCCCCTGAACACGTGGCACGAAATGATTACCGCGATAAAATCGGGTATCGAATACATGGGCGCGATTTACAGCAACAACGACGCAAACCGAGAAATCGCTGTAAAGCTCGACGACATCGGCAACATAATCGACCGAATGGGCGACGTGACCGAATGGGCCGACACTTTCGCAGAAAATCCTGAATTTACCAAAAAGGCAGGAGCAGAGGCAATAATTCGAACATATTCACAAGTGGCCAGTTTGAAGGCCGCGCACACGTTTGAGATACTAAAGAACATCCAGACCGACATGGTGCGCGAAGGCTACCCTGCCGAAAAAATAGCCGAAATTACCGAGGCTATCGAACTGCAAAAGAAGGTCGCGGAAATACTCAAGAGAAACCTCGCCGTCCTTACCGCAAGCGAGGCCAAAGAAGAAGGAGGCGACGAATGAAGTATTACATCGACATCGACGTTAAGAGCTCGACGACGAAATTAGGCGAATTACTTACCGCCGAGGTAATCACGTTACCACGTCAACGATCTGGTGCAATTCGATTTTAACGGGTTGATACGTTACGGACGTATTGCCGCCGTTATGAACCGGGCCGGTTTTTCCTACAACATCGACAGCGTCCGGATATGGTACCGAGAAGTCGACGAAAGTAAAATTAACGGCCTGGCCGCAGAGGCAAGAGCTATTACAATTCTAAGATAAAAAAGAAGGTTAACCACAGAGAGAAAGCGCGGCGGCCGTGAGGTTGGCGCGCTTTCGTTGTCCTTCGACACGCGCGAGCGATTTACGAGATTTGCAGCGTAATTAACCCGCAAAGATATGAAACACTTAAAACAAGAGTTTGACAAGCTCACCTTCAAAGAGGTAATAATTTACACACTGGCAGTAGTTACCATGCTGGCGGGTCTGACACTCCTTTTTATTGGCCTGTTCATACCCCCGGAGGGCGAAATCCACGGATCGGTGTTAACGGCCTTCGGTAGTGTCTGCATTTTCGTGGCCTCACTCCTGGGCATTTCGTTGCACTATGCAAACGAGCTCGACAAGTTTAAAAACGACGTTCAGGAACGCCTGGACGAAATTATAAAATAACCACCCGCATTATAATGAAACGATATGATCAAAACGTTTTTACTGTGTTTGTCTTGCTTTGTGGGTTTGCTCTGTTGCTGTCTTGCTCTACGACTAGACACACCGAAACAGTTACAACAGTCGAAACTGGGGACAAAACCCAGGTACATTTGTTCGACTCCACCACTACCGCAGAAGAAATCCACCGGGGCGAAGTCCGCGACACGTTGCAAAAAGGTGAACACATTACCGGCAGCCTCAAAATCGAACGCGACACAGCCGGGCGCCCGGTGCTTTATATCTGGGACACGTCGGCGCTCATGCGGACGGCGACCGTACAAGAATATGAATTTGACGGACTGTCTATCGGGCGTGGGCACTACCGCGCCACGGACTCCAAGGCCACAAGAGCCGAGAACATCGAAAAAGAGGAAAAGAAGGCTACAAAGATAGGGCCGCGACTGGAGGACTACATCGGCGCGGGCCTTATGCTGTTTGTAATCCTTTATGTGATTTATGTAATTATCGAAAACCTATGGCGGAACCGAAGCAAATAGACTTATACCGGGCAATCTACGAAATGAAGGAGATAAGCGCCCGCGGCGGCACCTTCTCGCTCCGCTTTCGCAAATGGAACCGCGACACATGTAAGGGCGGCGACATGGCCAATATAGCACGCGCTAGAATTCGACCGAAAGCATCCGACGAGAAGGTGCCACACGCGAGTTATAAATTATTTTTCACCGACACCGATACGGGCCGCGCCTTGAATTGCTGGCAGTGTCTTATTATGGAGTTTAACGGGCTCCGCACGGTGCTAAACTGATGATAACAATATGATACGAAGAAGTGGAAATTTTGGCTTTATCAACAACGGCAACGGCGAGCTAATAACGTTCAACCTTAACGCCCGTGCGTCAGGCTGGGAGCCTTCCAGCCGCATGCTTCTGGGCGGTTCTGGCACGTTTCAGAAATATAGAAACGTCCACGGCGTCCGCGTAATCCCTTATGACGATAACGACGACATGCCCGGTTACATCGACCGGGTGTTATCAAAATTTTATGCGGGTGAGGGCATCATGGGCAAGAAGGCCGGGCTGCAGTGGGGCGAGGGCCCCCGGCTCTACACCCCGGCCGTCGACGGAGATAATAAACCATATCGGGCCTGGTGTGTCGACGACAATATTACCGCGCAGCTCGAAGCGACGGACTACATCAACCAGATGCACCGGTGCCTCATTGACCTGGTACACTTGGAGGGTTTTTGGGTTAAGATTACCAGAACGAGAGCCAGCCGCGTTGGCGGCCGCGGAGCTCTAGCAAAAATCGAGCACGTCCCGGCGCGAACCGTCCGCTTTGTCTATGCCGGTGAAGGAGTGAAGCCTACCGAGGCGGTAGTTGGAAATTTCCCAAATCCGGACGCGGGGAATTTTAAGAAATACCCGATTTTTGACAAGTCGCAGCCGTTCAAACATCCGGTTTCTCTGGCTTACTTCCAAATTTACAGTTACAACAAAGATTTTTACAGCGTCCCGCGCTTTATTGGCGCCGCTGACTGGCTGGAGCTGGCCGGTACGCTGGCCGGTATTCTGGCGGCATACAACGAGAACGCCTCCGCTATCTCTATGCACATCGAAAGCCCGCAATCGTACTGGGATAGACTGGAGGCCAGAATCCGCGAAATTTGCGAAAAAACAAAAGTACCCTACGAAAGTAGGATGCTTGAAGAAGCTAAAGACATGGCGATGGAACAGTTTGCCGCCAATCTTTCTGGCCGAAAAAACGTCGGCAAATTTATGCACACTTCGCAATTATGGAACGAGGTAGCCAACGACTTCGAGGGCTGGAAAGTTACCACTATCGACAAGAAGATTAAAGACTACATAGAGGCACAGGTCGCAATCTGTAAGAAGGCAGAGGCGGCCGCAACTTCGGGATTTGGCCTAGACCCGGCGCTCTCCAACCTGATTTTAGACACAAAGCTGGGTAGCGGTTCCGAAAAACTTTACAGCCTCAAAGTCTACAACGCCACGGAAACGGCGGTGCCTGATATGGTGCTTTGCGAGCCGTTTAACATCTTCATCAAGGCAAACAATCCGGATAAAAACGTCCGTATCGGCCTTTATAGGGCGATAGTCGACGCGGAAAAAAATGTAAATCCGGAAAATAGAGTTAAAGCAAATGCGTAATCTTTTCGGAAATAGTATAACGCCGGAGCAGCGCGATAAGAGCGAGGGCAAAGAGCGCAACGACGACACTAACAAAGACAGGGGCGCTAAAGTTATTGCCACACGCGGTCGCTATTTCGAGCGCAGAATAAAATCCGAGCTCGCCCTGGAGGACGCTATGCCCTGGCATTTTGAGAAGGGCATAGCATATCACTGTTTTTCGTTTGGCGATGTCGATGCGCTGACCTTTTTGCGGGCAATAATCAAGCAGCAGCGCGTCGAATATGCGCTATTATCGACCTGGTGCATGGCCGTTACTGACGTCGAGGAAATAACCAAGTGGATAGACCACGGCGACCTGGGCCGAATTGATTTTTACGTCGGTGAAATATTCCAGGCGAGCTACGCCCCGGTTTATATCATGTTGCGCGACCTGGTTAACCGTTTCGGCGGCCGCGTGGCTATTTTTAGAAATCACTCTAAGGTTATGGCCGGTTTCGGCGAGCGTTTCGACTTTGCTATCGAGTCGAGCGCCAACGTGAACACCAACCCGCGAAGCGAGGCCACGGTCGTAACCATAGACACAGGCCTGGCCCGCTGGTATAAGTCTGAAATTTTCGATAATATTCAGTCGTTTAACCGAGATTTTGACGACTGGCAACCCTATAAACTGAAACGAGATGATTTTATTTAATCGAGACGGCGATGGCGGCATTGAAATAACGAAAGCCCTGGGCCTAATCTCTGACCGTGTGGACTTTTCTACGTGGGCACCAATCTTACCGCTGGGGTTACGAGACGTTATCGCTATAATAGGCCGTGAACCCGTCGAGGCTTTAGCAGAATATTACGAAGCCGGAGACGATAATGACGAACGAAAGAGTAGAGCACTGGCTTACCTTCAGCAGTCGGTGGCATTGTTTTCCTGGCTGAAGATTATCCCAACACTTGATGCTATGCACGATAATACAGGCCGCGCCAAGCGTATCGGGGAGAACGAAAAGGGACTTACAGCCCTGGAACAATACAAGGACGAAGCAAATATTTTACGCCTGGCGTACGAGGCAACGGACGCGCTTATTGAGCAAATGGATTGCGAGGCCTTCGACTTTTGGACTACATCGAGAAAGTACCGCCAGCGCTCCGGCCTTCTTGTACGAAATAAGGAAACCTTCGACGAGTTTTATTTAATTGGCTCGCACCGCTTGTTCCTGACTCTGTTACCTATAATCCGGGAAGTACAGGCCGCCAGCGTGGCGCCGATTATCGGCCGCGACTACATGACGCGACTACTGGAGGGCGACGAGAAAGCGACGGCCGAGCTCTACGACACGGCCGCCCGCGCGATTGTATTGCTTACCATGAAGAAGGCGGTCGAGCGCTTGCCGGTCGAAGTTTTACCGGAGGGCATAGTGCAGGTAAACCAATCGGCACCGGTAAAGCAGAAGCTGCGCGCGGAAAAGGAGGCTCGCAACGCAGTGGCGGCATCGCTGGGAGAGGACGCGGCCCGACACCTTCAGCAGCTCGAAGATACGATGGCCGAAATCCGCGCCGAGGGCGCGCCCGTCGACTTCTATACACCTGGCCCAATCGTTCACTCCAAAGGCATGACGTTTTAATGAAAAAGATTGTTTTTCGAGGCAAAGAGCTGGAGGCGCCGCAGTGCATTGACGAGCTGACACCTGAACAATATATTTATTATATATATCTAGGTTCCTGGCTTACTGGTGGGAACATCGACTTGGAATTCTGGCGCGTACGCTGGTTTAGTTTCCTGGCTGGTATGGGGTCAAGTAATTACACCATATTACGACCGGAATTTATAGCCGAGGCGGAACGCTTACGCGATAGCATTACCGACCCATTTTTGGTCGATACCTCACGAGGAAAAGCCCCGACGTTCAAGACGTGCCGCAACCTTTTACCTGAATACCGAGGCTATAAGGGTCCGGCAGACTGGCTTAACGACGTGAAGTTTGGCGACTTTGTGCAATGTATCATACTTATGGAACAGGAGCCGACGGCCGCTGCCCCTGAAGAAATTTACCGGACTATCGCCCGCGTATTGTACGCCATACCAGAGGCCGAACCGGTTCCGGACGTACTCGCCTGGCACGCTTCTGTGCTTTTCGGCGCCGTATGGAAGGCGATACAATCCGGGCCGGTTGACATTAACGGCAAAATGGTGGACTTCTCTATAATTTTCAAGAGCTCCGGCTCGCGGCGTCCTGACGACAAGACGGGATGGGCTGGCATTTCTTTTGAGATTGCGGCAGCCGGGGTGTTCGGCAATGTTTCCGAGTTGGACGCTGCACCGTTTTGGGCAGTCCTCATGTATCTGTATAAATGCAAGTTTGAATATATGCACGACAAATCTAATAAAAAGTAACCAGCTATGACTTTGACTAACGAAATCCGCGCAAAGATGATGCAGTGGGAAGGGTGCCGGCTGAAGGCATACCGTTGCCCCGCTGGTGTGTTAACAATCGGTTTCGGCCACACCGGGCCGGATGTTACCGAGGGCATGACGATAACAGCGCCACAGGCCGTGGCACTGTTTAACGGCGACGTCGATAAGTTTGCCAGCTTCGTAGAGGCTTCATTTCAGGGCGTAACACTAAAACAAAAGCAATTCGACGCCCTGGTATCTCTAGCCTATAACATCGGACTGGCAGGCCTGAAGAAATCTACACTTTACAAAAAAGTAAAAGCCAACCCGGACGACCCCACTATCCGCACCGAGTTTATGAAACATGTTAACGCCCGCGTTAACGGAGTCCTCAAACCTTTGCCCGGCCTGGTGAAACGTCGCAAGGCCGAGGCCGACCACTATTTCGGGCAGATATGATAAATCTTACCGCATATAAGGAATATTGGGAACGCCTTGCAAAACGTGTTCCACTCATTACCGGGGTTCTTCCCGTTACTGTTGACGAGGCTATGGCAAAACGAATAACCTCACTTAAAACCGGTTCGGTTACTCTGTTTGTGTTACCACCCGCCGCAGAAAGCGAAGGCAAGAACGTAGACAGCTTCAAGGAAGGAAACGAGTGTGTCGTGTTCGTCATGGAAAAGTACGACCCCCAACGCCGGGACACATGGAGCGTTCTAGAATCGTCGCAAGTCGTTGTCGAGGAATTGAAATCGCGTATGCTCGACGACCTCGCATCCGGGTGTTCCCTTATGCGGTTCGACGTGCCAACGCTGAACACGCTCCCGGAAACACAGTTTTTTGCCGGGTTTGCCGGTTGGTCTGTCGGATTCAAGATAATTACTTGATGAAATGGAAACGGAAGGTATCAAAGTTCAATATTTCAAGCAGCAGCTTGAGAAAGGAATCCGCGACATTCTGGAGGCTCAACGCTTTATCGCAACGTCTCGAATATACCAAAAGGGACACGACCGGGTGCGGGAGCAGCGGAGCGGTGCGACTGTTAAAGGCCGGAGCGGTGTACTTATGGCAGCTTTGACGAATCCGCGTTATCGCATTTCGCCGGACGGGAGCGGTGTC